TTGGTTAGAAAAAGGAAACGACTTAGTAGGTAAAGAGTTCTTACAACAGTTAAAGGCAACAGTAAACAACAAGATTAGAGCAGGTGACTTTGGTTCTCCTGAAAGTTTAGCAAAAGAATTTGTTGTAAAATGGATTGAAATGTCAAATAAAAAAATTGATGCTGTGAAAAGACAAGCAACAAAAGATGCAAAGACAGAACAAATGGTGAGAACAGTAGAGTTTATCAAACAACATGCCGCAGAAATCACAGCAGTATATGATTTATACATGATGCTGATCAAAGCAAAGTTGGTTATCATTGATAAACTGGGTAAATTACAAAGTACACAAACTTTTGCTGCAGACGGCGAAGGTTTTAAGGCAACAAGTGGAGAAGGATTTGTTGCAATTGACAGGATGGGCAATGCATTAAAGTTAGTAGACAGAATGGAATTCAGTAGACTTAACTTTGGCACAGGCAAACCAAATACCTAAACAAGGAGAATAGATATGCAGAATAAATGTAAATGTTGTGAGTGCTGTACTTGTAGTTGTTGTGAGTAATTTGCATGGAATTTTTTGCACTATTAGGCTTTATAGCCGGAGTTATAATTATTTCATACCTCTGTGGCTTTTGGGATGGTAAAAGAAGAAAATAATGGATTTAGATTTTATAGACAATGAGATATCTGAAAGCAGATTGTACCGCACTAGTGGTAATCTGCGATACCTTGACGGCAGAAGCATTGCTGATCTAGCATATCTCAACACTATAGCATTGTATATGATGTTGCAAGATGATAATCAACATAACTATGCTAAAAGTTATGCTAAAGCAACAGCACAATACGGTGGATATGTTACGTTCAGAACCAGTGCTACTGATTTGTACATGTTATGCCATGCAATTCAAGCACCAGATTCAAAAAAGTTTTCTTTTAAGGACCCAATTAGCAGTAGAAGATTTTTAAAGTCTTTGAAATTTGACACTCGTAAGCATTATATGTTTATGAAAACAATAGGCACTGCAGGAGACAGAGCAAACCAAGCAATGAATTACTTTTTTAGACTAGAATCACAGTTAAACATAACTAATTCCAAGTATAAGCAGTATAGAAGATTTATTTCTAATTGGGGCAACCTAAAATACAACAGCAGACAACTTGTGGTAACAAAATTATTGCAAACAATTAGACAACTAGGCAGAGGTAGTGAATTGATAGGTCCTTTGTCAACAATGACTAAATATAGAAAGTACAAACCAGAACCAGCATACGATGTGCCGAGAACAAGTTTAGCACAAAAAGTAGCAGGTGCGGCAGTAGGTGCTGTAGCAGGACGTTATGTTGCTGGTAAAGCGGCCAAATTAGCCAAAGACAAGCCTGAAACATTCAAAAAAGTTGGCACAGGCATAGGAGCAATAGCAGGATATTGGGCTGCAGGACGTAAGAAGAAACAGATATGAGAATAGACGAGATAACAAAACCAGAAAAGGAATATAGGGTAAGTCCCGAAGACCTAAAACAACTTGCTCAACTTAGAGATTTAGGACAGTCCAGATTAGCAACAGAAATTGACAAATTATTAAGAATGGGCTTCAAATTTGATCCTGCACAAGCACAGGCCCAAATAATAATAGATAAGCAAGATGCAATGAACAAAGCAAGACGTGACAAACGTGCAGCTAGGATTGCAGGAAGAGATAATAACAGAGATGTCTTTAGAGTTAATCCAGACAAAGATGACAAGCCAGAAGGACCAGGCAGAGGCAAGTACACACAATACAGAGATGGATCAGACAGAGCTGGTAGTCAAGACTTTGGTGGTGATGGTTCAGGTACAGGTGCAAAAATAGCAAAAGCAATCAATCCACTTACTGGTATTGACACCACAGATTTTGGTACTGTAGCAACATCTGCCGCACGAAAAGCTCGTAGCAAAATGAAAAACCTGGATAAATTTAAAATCCAGAAGAGATAATTCCCCTATATTTTGATAAATAATTGCATAGAGTTGATAAACTCGACTTATTAGGAGAATAAAATGGCACAAGTAGACAGAAGAGCAGCCGCTTCAGGTGAATTTATTGGTAAAGATGTATTTCTTAAGAGCTTTACACAGCAATCAGGAAATTTAAGCCAAGCACAATTCAATTCATTAGTAAGCACAGTTCAAAGTTTAAATCTTTCAATCTTAAAGATTGGTGACTTCACAGCAGACAGCCAAGCAGCTGTTAACATGATTCTTGAAGGAGCAGATAACTTAGCAAACGGTGACATTGCAGGTCACGTAATTGCAGACGTAAGTTTCTAAGATTTTTTAAAATTATTAACAAAGAGGGGCAATTTTTATTGCCTCTTTTTGTGACAAAAAGATAAATATATACATAAAGCAGACGCTTTACATAATATTTTAGGAGAATAACATGGCACAAGCAAATCCAAACGCAGCAGTAAGAGCAGCAAACGGTCTTGTAGGTACAACTCACATTCTTTCAGTTGACGACGTTTCTTCTGTTTCAGTTGAAGCAGCATGTCTTGAAGCTCAAAACGAAGGTTTTGTTGTTGTAGCAGTGGAAGATGATGTATCAAATGACGGATGCCACATTGCATTACAAGGTGCAGCGGCAACACCAAGCATTACAGGTACAACATTAGTAGTAACATTTGGTTAATATCTAATTCCTTAACTACCTTAGGGATCGTGCGTTATGCACATTTAAAAAAGCAGACTTCGGTCTGCTTTTTTTTAGAAGTTTGCTTCTACGTCAACGTTTATCCAACTGTTTTGAAAAATATAGTCTCGAACTTTAGGTAAATGTAAATTTATTTGACTAAACGTTTGAGTTTCTGTTGGTATAGTTCCTGCTGCCACAGCATAGAATTGATAAAGTTTTTTATTTCTCACAAAAAAATATGGTTCTTTAAACATATCTTCAAACATAACAGACACTTTGTTGTTATCAAAATCTGGGTCATCAAAAATAGCCCAAGCATCTATATCATATTGGATAAAATTGTGGAAGGATGCTTTTAAGCCTCTATTTTTTGCTCTAACAGGGTTATACCAGTCAGTGGTTGCAAGAAATCTTTTGTACATTCCTTGATGCACAGCATTAGGGTTATCACTTGCGTCTCTTTTACCTACATCAAGTAAATCATAGTAATCTTCTTGTACCGTTTCGCCAGGCTTATAGTGTTCTTTGTAAAAATCTGTCATGTTCTCCAGTCTTATTAGTCTAACATTGATATGATTTTCCAAATACATTGCTAATTGTACAGTGAGTATAGGTACCATGTGATGATCATTCAGTGTGTAGTCTGGCAGTATGCTGTTTTGGAAATGATGTGCAATTTTTTTATCGACGTCAAGATACGGCGAGTTCTCTAATATGTCATATCTTATATCTCCTGTTACGGTGCTTTTTAAGTATTCATCAACTAGAGTAAGTTCGTCAGCAGGCACATAACTTGGAGCATCAAAAGTTTGAAGCACTAGCGATGCTGCAGAAATATATCTCGTCCATGGATTTCTCACAAATGTTACCCAATCACTGTTTCGATATTTCTTACTTTTCATCATGTATAACACTTTTAGTGCATGATTTTGAGAATAATGAGATGTATGAAATAAATTAGGGCCAAAATTGTTGGCTTCATCTTTGCAAAGCTCTGCAAAGACATCATCAATATCACGCCAGCCTAAATTGCTAGCCATTTTGTTTGTATATGATGAGCCACAACGCAGTGGTGCTATAAGAAAACGATTATTTTTTTCGTCGTAATAATTTTGAAACATGTTGTGTCCTGTCTGTCATAATATTTATCTTCGGAACAATTAATAAGATGATAAATACTGTAATACGGAGACACACAAATGAATTTAGCAAGAGCAGGAGCCATGAACAACCAAGAAGTTGTGACTGGCAATATTGAATTTTACACACTTTTTAGCTCAATTGACATAACAAGAACAGGTGATTACAACGACAACACACAAAAAGATTTTGAAAGTGTAGTGCAGGTAATAGGATTAAGAGCAATGCCAGTCATTATGAATAATCCTGTAGCACTAAACGGTGTGGGTGCAAATGTATTAGAAAATTATGGTGCTCCAAGCATGACAGGAGCAGGCTGGATTTTTAAATTTGCATTTGAAAGAGAATCAGTACACACTATTGATACATTAAAAGATGAATTAGATGGAATAGTGTTGAACGGTGGAACAATTGATACAAAAAATTCAGTGAATATGGAGTTTACAAAACAGGACTTATTATAAAATGCCAAAAAAACAGCAACCAAAAACAGAAACCAAACCTAAACAGGCTCCAGAACTATACAATGGGAATGTAGAGGCACATATTATTGCAGATATGTTGCGTATAGAAAGCATAACCACAGAGCTAAGAGAGTTTAAAGAAGACAGCAAAGCAAGATTTAACAAATTAGAAAGTTGGATTGTGGCTATTGTGGGCATAACAGTAACATCACTGTTGGGCACAATAGGAATATTATTGCAGAGTATCATAGGATGAAATTAGAAGAGTTCACAGACGAGCCAATCTTTGAAGCTCGTATGGTATGGCGTAGAATGGGTAGTACCATTAAACGTGCTGTTAGATGTACAGCAGGACCACGTGCAGGACGTGTGGTTAGTAATGCATCTCAGTGTACCAAGCCAATTGACCTCAAAAAGAGAATGACCCTCAGACGTACAAAAGCCAAAATGGGCAAACGTATGATTCGTAAAGCAAGAAGAACAAAAAGATTTAATCCTACAGCAAAAAGATTGAGAAGTCTCAACAAGCCAATGAGAAGAAGATAGTGAAAGCCAAACATATCAGAACTATAAAATCATTGATTAACGAGTATGGTATGCAGTCAGGTGTAAGTACTCCTGTTGGTAGTCAATCATCAGGTGCTGTAGCAAAACAAAGTGCCGCTACAAAAGCAAGTAAAAGTCCAACAACAAACAAACCAAGCCAAAGTCCGACAACAACTCAGGCAACAAGTGCACCAGCACCAAAAGAACCACAAGAGCCTAAAGTTTCTAAAGCCAGTGAACTAGAAAAAGATTTTGAGTTTGCTGATGAGCAAGGTGATCAAGTAAAAGTTATAAGTCCAATAGGTCAGGGCAAAAACAAAGACGCTCTCATAGTACAAAATCAACGTAGCAAAGAATTTTATACCATGCAACCTGATGATGAAATCACACTGCCACAAGAAGAAGTTAGCGAAGGCAAACTAGGCAAGATGCTCACAAAAGGCCAGAGAAAAATTCACATTGGTAGAAAAATAAAAAGACTCACCAGAGAAATGAAACGTAGAGTACAAGGTGATGAGCTTTTGTTTGAAATAAATTTCAACAACAAAGAATTGGCACGTGATGCACTTAACAGCAGTGTCAAGTGTGGCTTCGAAGCAGAAACAGCCTGGGGAGGAATTGCACCTAGTGATGATGATGATGGTGATTGGTTGTACGAATAC